ACTACTACATCTAGTAGTACTACGGTTCAGGAGACCACCACATCATGGGAGCCAACTACAACATCCACGATTCCAACGACGACAAGTACTACTACTGTTGTTCAAACGACTGTCCCTGTAACTACAACTACGACTTCTTTACCAGTACCCACGGCAACGACAACGACAACAGAAGCCCCAGTTTCCACAACCACGACCCAGCCTGAAGAAGAAGAAAGGGGGTCAGAAGGTACTCAAGAAACAACTAGTCCCACCAACGAGCCTCTACCTGAGTCAACCATAAACGAATCCGAAACCACAGTTGACGAGTCCGATACCACAGTAGAAGAAACATCTACAACCGATCTTCCCGATCTTCCTGAAGAATCCGTAGAGACTGTTCCTGACGAGACTTTTCCTGAAGATGTTCCCGACGAAACAAATGCCCCAGAAGTAGAAGAAGAGCCAGAGGAATATACACCAGATACAACAGAAGTAGAAGAACCGTATTCATCATCTACTACCTTACCTGATATCCCAGTTGATGAGCCAGTTACTGACGAGCAAATAGAAGAGATCTTGGATACTCTTATTGAGGCTGAACCTGAGCAGATCGTTGCTGCTATTACCCAGGTGTTGGCTGCAGAGATTACCTCAGATCAAGCTACTGAGATTGCTTCAAGTCCTGAGGTGTTGGCTGCCATTACGGAGGATCAAGCTGAGCAGTTGTTCGAGCAGATTGAAGTAGAGGAGCTAACTGAGGAACAGTTAGAAGAGTTTACGGAAGCTATTCAAGAAGCCCCTACTAAAGTCAAGAAGGCGTTTGAGAAAACCATTGATATCTTTGGCTCCCAGTTTGAGGACTACGTGCCTACAGGCTCGAGCATACCCGTTAAGACACGTAGAACCCTTGTAGCTGCTGGTGCTTTGATCGCAGCAATGCCATCTACTAGAATTAGACGTTGATGAAACGACTTATCACGTACGTAATGGAGAACACTTGGACATGGGTGGGTACTGGCATGGTTTTAATTACCTTATCGGGCCCTACTTTGCGACAAGCTATGCTTCTTACGGGCGTAGGTATCTTAATACACTCAGTTATATCCCTCACACAAAAGGACACAGAATGAACTCAGCAATTGCAAAAGCTTTAGACCTTGGACAACGACTCGTATCGTTATTCATTGCATCAGCCTTACCAATCATTACAGGTGGAGCAATCCTCGGTGTTGATGTGGTCAAGTCGGCAGGTGTTGCAGGTCTTACAGCCTTGTTTGGTGTGGTACAGAAACTTGCTGCTGCATCAGTAGATGGTGAACTTACAGCTGATGAAATCTCTGCAGCGTTTGGTACAGCAAAGAAAAAGAAGTAATGTCTAAGTGGCCTATCGTTAAGGTTGTATTGCCTGCGGATCTTAAGGGTGTAAAACCTGGCGCTCTTCCAGACTCCCTTCTTCGAGACATCCAACCTTACGGTAGGCTTCATTGGCGTGCAGCTGATGCGTATCATGCAATGCGTGCAAAGGCGTTGGCTGATGGTATTAAACCATTTAAGCCCACATCTGCAGGAGATACGTATCGTTCGTTAGCTATGCAAACTACAGCGTTCTTACAGCGCTATCAAAAAGAACCCATTGCTGGTGCTTCAACCCGTACGTGGGATGGCGTTAAGTGGTACAAGAAATCTGAGAAGTTAGCGTCACTTGCAGCGCCAGGTACATCACAACACAACCTAGGGATTGCTGTGGATATTAGCGAGGCAAGTGGTAAGCGCTTTGAATGGATGCTTGCTAATGCACCAGCGTTTGGATTTAGCTGGGAAGTAGTTCCCGAAGAGCCTTGGCATATACGACTAGTTACTGGGGATAACCCTACTCCTGCTGTGCAGGCATGGGTTGATGCACAGAAAGCCGTATGAGATGGACGGGGGCTGGGCGCTAATACTCTCTGCTGTAGTTACTACGGTAGGTGGAGTGTTGGTTGCTTTGATTGCACAGTTCCGTAAAGAGAACAAAGAAGATCACGCTGTAGTTGCGGGGATGCTTTCTCATATATATAGAAGTGTAGGAAGAGTTGAAACGAAGGTGGACAAAGTTGAGAACAAACTCAACGACCACATCAAGGAACATACCCGCAGTTAGTTAGACCTGTCTGTGCCCCCCGTCGGGTTGCCACAGTCCGACTCCCTATTTCAATCACAGCGCCTTGCCACATGACGTGGCAATCGACCCAGGTTCCCCTGTTTACGTCCCACCCCTTGCGACAAGGGCACAACCATGCGCCTAATAAATTGTGTTCACACAGTAGCGTAATGCTTGCAACTTTGCAACATGTGTACTATAGTTTCATCGTAGCCCAGAGGGGTTTTGGTTCTTCCCTTCCTTTGCCCTCTGGGTTACACTTAACAAACGGGAGGAAACATGAGCAAATTCAAAGAATCGTTGAAAACAAAAATCAAAGTAAATCCACGGGAAGCAATCAAACAATTACTTGACAAAGAATCTTACGCAGATTTTGAAGCAGCTTTGAAAGATCAATCTGTTTCATCAGCAGCCATTGGATCCACACTCCGAGAGTTTGGAGTACAGGTATCCAACATGACTATCCAACGCTGGAGATAACGTGAGCAAATTCAATGAGGTTATCCAACTCGAAAGTAATCTAATTGAATTAAAGAAAGCATTGTTGCATAGCCAAAGAGCTGAAGCAAAAGCAAAGTTCAAGACAGCCAATCTAATAGAAGCTGTGTATGAAGCAGCAGCTAACTCGCTGCTATCCACTCCACGCCCAAAGATTATTCCTCCACTCAAGGATGCAAGGAAAGGTAAACCAGAAGTAGCTCTTGTTCATCTTACCGATTGGCAAGCTGGCAAGAAAACTATTTCATACGACATCCCTGCGTTGTCGTCCCGCATGGAGGCGATGATCAAAAAGGTGTTGTCTCTTACCGAGATTCAACGAGCACATCATCCAGTTAGGGAATGCGTAGTGATGCTGGGTGGCGACATGGTGGAGGGTGTTGGAATATTTCCAGGCCAACAATATGAGGTGAGCGCACATCTATACGAACAGTTGTTCGAGGTGGTTCGCATCATTGAGGGATGCATTCGCTCGCTTGCCCAATCGTTTGAGAAAGTCACAGTCGTGTGTGAGTTTGGCAACCATGGCAGACTAGGTAAAAAAGGTGAGATGCCAGCAGGTGACAACATTGATCGCATGGCTTACCAAATTGCTGCAAACAACTGCAAAGATATCAAGCACGTCAAGTGGCAGATGTCGGATGATTGGTATCAGATCTTCCATATCGGAAACTACAAAGTGTTATTGGTGCACGGTGACGAGATCGGTTCATTCGGAAACATCTTGCGCAAAGTATCAGCATGGTCCACAGGTGTAGTAGAACCATTTGATGATTGCTACATGGGGCACTTCCACACCCCAACCGCATTGACTATGGCTAATGGTGGGCGTATCTTTGTTACGGGTTCACCAGAATCACACAACGAATACGCACGCACATTCATTGCTGCCGTGGGCAAACCATCGCAACGCATCCACTTCATTGACCCAGACAAAGGGCGCGTGACCGCAGAGTACGTGTGCTGGCTATGAAACTTGTGTGCCAGAAGTGCAAGGCAATCCTTGAGTATGACGACACAAAGATGGTCTCGTGTCTCTGCGACCCAGATGCCCCGACATGGATAGCAATAACCCGCGAGGGTCGAATCATGTCCATGTCTCACGCTAGCTACGAATACCTACCAAGGGCGCAGTCATGACACACACACGCGCGCGCCTGTGCGCGTGCATAAATAAAGGTGTGCCCCCGCGCGACCCGATCTGCGGGGAGAAACCAGACGATGACGAAGAATGAGCTCACCTATATATATGTGACGTGGACGGACGCGCACTCGGGTAGCGAAACGTGGACCAACATACGTGACCTTGACCAAGAACCCGTGCTCGTGCGCACAGCAGGATTTTTACTACCGCAATCAGATGGTGGCAAGGAAGGGCACATCACTATATATCAGAGCATCACCCCAAACGATGACATAGATCATGTCCTACATATACCGACAGCGATGGTCAAAGAATTCAAGTGCATCCAAATAAATCTGGAATCAAAGGTTGTGTCCATTCCCCTGACGTGATACATTTGTATTACACGAAAGGAAGAACATGAGATACACAATCAGCAAGCCACAACACGGCAGCCAAGAATGGTTGGAAGTACGATGGCGTGACCACAACGGTCTGTCTCGTATCGCTGCATCAAGCGCAGCAGCCGTGCACGGCGAGCACGAATATATGACGGCAGGAGATCTCGCAACAGAACTCTTGGCAGAGGAAGCACCACAACCAAAGCAGGCCAATGCTGCAATGGAGCGTGGCAACAGACTTGAACCAGTCCTTATTCAATGGACGGCAGATCTAGAAGAAATTGTTTTGAATACTCCAGACATTATGTATTGCTTTGAGAATGGTGATGCCCGCATGATTGCGACACTTGATGCAATTAGTGCAGACGGCATGCCATTTGAAATTAAGACAACCAAGAAGCGCTGGGATGGTGTGCTCCCACGCCAATGGTATTGGCAAGGGGTACAGCAATCCATTTGCGTAGGCACGAATCAGATTGAGTGGCGCATCTTTGACAGCGATCTTGAGCTGCATCAGTACACGCAGATCATTACATCCGATGAACAACAGATACACATCAGCGCAGTTGATGAGTTCTTGAATCTAATCGAGCAAGGATTGGTGCCTGAGGTAGCCAAGCTTTCTTATGACAACGTATCAAATCTGTACAGCAAATCTTCTGATATGCAAACCATGCTGCCACCATCAGCAATGGAGATCATTAATCAATTAGAGAAAACCAAGGAAGCAAAAAGAAAACTTGAGGAAGTAGAAAACAATCTCAAGGCAGAGCTTGGATTGATGATGAAAAATTCTGAGGAAGGAATACTAAACGGCGATATCGTGGTGACATGGAAAACTCAGACACGCAATGTGTTTGATTCAGCAAGGTTTGACAAAGAGCATCCAGCTCTGTCAAAAAAATACAGGAAGGACACGAGCTTTCGTGTTCTTAAAACAAAGGTAAGGAGATAACAATGCCAGGGTTCAACTTAGATAACTACGAAACAGTAGAGGACAGACTCGTAAAGTTTTGGGCTGACCATACAGATGGTCGGATCAATACATCTATCCACTACTACGATGACACACGCATCCTTGTGCGGGCAGAGGTTTACTTTGACCGTGAAGATGTAAGACCAGTAGCAACGGGATACGCAGAAGAACTACGGGGTGCAAGCCCAGTCAACCGCACATCCCATGCAGAGAACGCAGAGACCAGCGCTATCGGCAGGGCTCTTGCTAACTGTGGATACGCAGCCAAGGGTTCACGCCCTAGCCGTGAGGAGATGCAGAAGGTAGAACGTGGGGATGTCTGGGTTTCACGACCTATGAATCCAACCGTAGTCGTAACCAAAGATAATACCGTGAATGAAATCATGGAGGAGTTGGTTAGCAACGGTGCTACCTATGTAGAGGATGAGCAGAAGCCACGGAATATCTCGATCAAGAATCCGAACGAACCAGCATCACCAAAGCAATTAGGTATGTTGCGTGCAGTACTACGCAGCCAGGGTATCTCCGACAACAAAGAGGTACTTGATCTGTGCAGCGCAGCAATCAACCGCAATATCTCCAAGCTTGACGAACTTGAAAAGGGTGAGGCATCATCGCTCATCACCCAGTACAAGTGAGCAAGAAAGCCAAGACTTTGATTACCATCCGTTTGGATACCGAGTTGATTAAGCAGGTCAATCAGGTATCCAAACGGATACATTCCACAAGATCAGAAACAATCAGAGTCTTACTTAAAGAAGCACTCGGACAATACAATGGATGAAAGGAAGGGTTACTGTGAAGGCAACCAAGATAAGTGCAACGCCAAGGGATGTCCCTTATTCGGAACACTCGGGCGCCCCAGTCGTGACGGTGCGCGTAGGATTCGCAACTGTGGCGACCCTGCAGCTAGGGGTAAACGTAACAGATCTAAAGGGGATTCAAAAGCACGTCGTGCCCGTAAGAAACTTGGGTTGGGTGGTCATCTTACCCGTCACGAGGAAAACTGGGGTGGTGCTTTTCGTACCGAGGTCAAAGCGGGCGCGCAAGTTGGTCCGATTTATACACGATTCAGAGACGCGAAAGCACAGAGTGATCAAGCAAAGGCGTTGGGTGACAATCGCCCATTTGTGATGGTCGCAATGCCAGACGGAACAACAGAAGGTATCGTGTTAATTACTCTTACCGAGTTCACAGAAATCATAAGCCTTATTCCATAAGGACTTCAGGAGTTTTACTATAATGGGAGGGAACAATGAACATACTTATACGGTGTATAGCCGTACCTTT